CTATACGTATAATATCACTAAATTATTGCTGGTGTCAACATCTTTTTTCACTTTTCTAACACTTTTTTCACCCTTATTTGTAGACATCGGTAGTTTTCCAGTTGCTAGTATCAAGTAATGTCGGCCCTTGAAGAAGGATCGATTCGAGCTTTTCGATCAGTTTGTCGATGTTGTAATGACCATCGCCATCGTAAAAGTAAATCATTAAGTCATGTGGAACAACCGAGCTTTCCGGATTTGCCAGCCACTTGACGGCTTTCAGAGAGGGAAAAAACTCACCCAAACGAGTGAATGAAATTTCACGGCTGGAACCGACAAACTTCTCTTCCTCGTACAACTCACTCAACACGTTCTCAACTTCTGTTTTTGTCATCAACGCCATATTAGTCCTCCACTTTAGGTAATTTTTCTGCGATCTTCTTATCTAGCTCACGTAGTTTCTTACCGAGCTCAAACTCTTTCTTACTACCCGATGGTGAACTATTGTACTCGTTCAGTGTCTTTCGATAAATACCGTTTAAACCAGTCATACTTTTTTCAACCTTTCCTGTTTTGTGTTCCTCAATCATCTATACATAATATAACATGAGCACAGAGCAGTTGTCAACAGGAAATATGCAAAAAAAAGCATCTTTTTTTAGACCACAAATGTGGAGAATTTATCGGAAGAAGGGACGTCGTGTCCGGTAGGTGTGGGAGAAACCCCATCAGAAGTGAGTGTTTGAGCCGATCTTACCAGAGCCAGTAACGTTGACAACCACTAATTTACCTCTGCTTCTGCGACAACATCAAAGTGTTCATCGGTCGGTTGAACAATCCATCGGTTAACGCCAGATTTTAGTGATTTTACAAATAGAGCAGACGGTGCTGGACTAACCTTTATTTCCTCAATAGACCAGATAGCTCCATGTTCCCTAATCCGATTTTTTCCGTGGCGTGTTTTGCCTTCTAATGTTATAATCTTTTTTATCATACATTTAATATATAGTAGGAACCGTGGAATGTAAAGAGAAAATATGCTAAAAATGCATTTTTTTCTGAGACAATTTGTCACACCACGAATCCATCAAATGAGGTCTTTGAAGAACCAACATCGGAAGAACCACCCTCATTTGTGAGAGTCTGAGCCGAGTCTTCTACGTCATACAGTCTCATCTTAGGCCGATCAATACCGATTACAAATCGTTTATTCTTTGTAAGATCATTATAACGATTTTTTAATTGTTTAACCATTATTTGATTCATATCTTCAAGTTGTTCGGTAGATATTAAGGCCAACATCAAGTCAGCTGTAGCTGGTAGTCCAAATGATTCTGCGGTATCTGTTAGTTCGACATCCGTATTTGCGAATCCAGATCGTGTCACCTGTGTCGCTGACCATACAGGAACTTTGAACTCACCGGCAAGACCACGAAGTTCTTCAGCAATTGCTTTGATAAGTGAGTAAGTATTTACTGCACCACCCAAACCTTTCACACGCGAAGAAGCACAGATATTAATATAATCAATAAAGATTACGTCCGGCACGAAATCCTTCTTGAGTTTCAATTCATTGAGAAGAGACCTAAAGTGACCAACATGAGCAGTTGAAGTAGGATATTCTTTGACGATTAGTTTACCACTTGTCTTAGCACGAATTGCATTCACTTTCTTATCGAACAAGTCCTTTGGCATATTCTCAACTTGGTCAATTGGAATATCCATAAGGTTAGCATCGATACGTTCTGCAATACGTTCTTCGGCCATTTCCAATGTAATATACAATACATTCTGCCCTTGAGATAATGCAGCTGACGCGAAGTGACACATTGCAAGAGACTTACCAACACCTGTGCCGGCAAGGATAATATTCAGTGTCTTCTTAGTAATACCACCCTTGGTAATCTCGTTAAACATCTCTAAGTCAAACGGAATACGTTCTTCCTTCTCGTGATAGAAATCAAATCGACCATCAGCGTTTTCAATATAATCGTGACCTACATTCGTATCAAAGGATACAGACAAAGCTTTGGATAGTAGCTCAGGAATAGCACCCTCGGCTGTTCCTTTCTTTTTGCCGTCAATGATATTGATCGACTCCATGATTGCAAGATACAAAGCACGATCTTTACACCACCGTTCAGTAGTATCCAGAAGCCAGTTCATATCACACTCAACCGGCACGTCAACTGTTTTAATCAGATTGACAATCTCACCTAAGTCTTGACGCGTAGTAAAGCTAGAAGATTGTAACTCAATATCTAATACCGATGAAGTCGGCAGTTTGTTGAACTTTGTTATGAATTGAAGGAACAAATCGTAAACTGGGCGATGCTCACCTTCAAAATATTCTGGCTTTATGTGTGGTAAAGCTTTTCTACAGAACTCTTCATTCTGTATTAGCTTCTTGATTATGATCGTCTGTATGTTCTCTTGATTCGTATTCGTATCCATCTATTATAATATCCCTTAAAATATCTCCGATATATTGTTGAAACTCAGCAGAGTTTGCCAAGTCTTCTTCCATATCTTCTGGTTTGTATTCCAGTTTCCAGTCAAAAGAAAGAACAAAGTTGCCATCTTCGTTTTCTTCCTCGGCGGCTCCAACGCGACCGTATGTGTATATTATATCAGAATATTTTCCAGATAAAAGTTTAATTGCATATAAATCTGCATCAGCTTTTTCTACTAGTTGCCAATCTTCATCGCGTTTATATTTAATCATCGTCTGCATTAGATTCGTCTTCTTTCTCTAACATTGTTGAGTGAGCAACTTTAAATCGTTTCTGAACCCACTCAAAGAAATCTGTCTTAGAGAAAATGTATTCCCAAAATTCAGCATTAAGTGTTTGTTTAGCTCTTACATTACCAGATAACTCTTCACCAGTTGCGGGATTTTTAGCTTGATACCAACCGTTCTTTGGTTTAATAACATATCCACCTTCAAGTGCTACATCAAGTAGTCCTGACCATTTCTCAATTCCGCCTTCCCACGTTACAGTAATTGGAATCTTAGACTTCTCTTTCACAAAACGAGACTTCTCTACATTGATTACAAAGTGATAACCTTGAATCTCCGTGCCTGACTTTTCTTGTTGGCGACCAATAATCCACACATTATCTGCAGAGTACATAATACCTGTACCACCCGAAACAATCTGTTTTGGAAATAAACCTTGCTCCATATAAGTGTGGTTCACCGCGAGTAGTGGCACATCTTTTAGTGTCAACATCGGAGTTACCATACGGAACAAACCTTTAAGTGCTTTTGCACGAGTCATATCTGCAACAGACTTTTCGTTCAAAGCATCTTCGACTTCTTTCTTAGAAGCAATGTTACCAACGGAATCAATAATAACAATGACACGATCTTTGCGATCGATTTCCTGTAGTTGATTAACCAAGTCAAATTTAAGTTCTTCTACGTTAGTGACTGGCGTGTGTAGAACACGAGATGTATCAATATCAAAACTTTCAAAGTATGATTGTGGCGAACCAAACTCTGAATCATAAAACAATAAGACAGCATCATCATACTTCTTAAGATAAGATGAAGCCATCAGAAGTGCAAATGATGTTTTGAAATGTTTTGATGGGCCGGCCAAAACCGTAAGACCTGAAGCCAATCCACCATCCAGACTTCCAGATAGTGCAACGTTAATCATTGGAACTGCTGTGGACGTTAGTTCTTTTTCTCCAAAGAACTGTGATTTAGATAATACTTCCGCGCCTGTGACACGTGAAGACTTTTGTAATTTTTCTAATAGGGACATACCCCTCCTTTATTTGACGATAATTATACGATAATACTTATTGAATGTAAAGAACCTTATACCAAAAATTCTGCTAGATCATTGGCTGGTCTTTCAACAACATACTCTTGTTTGTTGTTATCTTGACGTATAAAGTTGGCTTCGATACTATCGAGTTTACCATCGAGCCAGTCTTTTACGTTTTCTGCCATGTGTCGTGCTGTACAAACTGGCACGTTCTGACATATCATATTTGCATTCTTTTTACCGCCAAGTAACTGGAAGTCATCTGGCATTTTCATCAAAGCGAGTGCTTCTCGGAAAGTAATAAATCTATCTTCAACTGGATGAGCAAGCATATAGGGTAAGTGACCAACAAACGCACCGATACAATCTTTCGGGAAGATAATACCGCGTCTCATAATACCTCCACCCACAACCGTAAGCTTATGGTGTTTTCTACGACAAGAAGCTGCAAACCGTTCATACTGCTCACCTTCAAATCCATCAGCCCATTCAGCAAGAATTTCATAACACTTGTCTTCACCGTAATGTTTTTCTAGATAAGAGTTCGCTTCTCTTGTCTTTGGAAGCTGTTCCATAAACTCTGCATGAGAAATACCACCGTGCACAACTTCTAGAATATGCTTATAAGTTAGATCATCTGTCGGCGTCTTGTGGCTGATACATTCATTCATAGGATCATCATCAGAAACTTTAGCGTTCAAGATGATATCAGTTGCAGTCTGCATTGGTTCATTGTAGTATTTAAAAATCGGTACTTTGGTATCTTGCCAAAAGAAATAGAATGACCGTTGGCGAACTTGGCCAATACCGTGTAACTTAGACATTGTTTTATATAATGAGAATGTGTATCCAAACTCTTCTGCTAGTTTACGAAGCTTTTCTACAACTGGCTTACCCATCTTACCTGCAAGATGTGGTGAGTTTTCACCCCAAAGAACTTTAGGACTAAGGTTTTGTAAAACAAATTTAGATGATTCAATCATCCAATCATTGTTATGGTTATCACTTGATGCAGTCGGACTTAAAGTCGAAAGTCCTGCACAGGGACACACGCTGTTTACTACATCTACACTTTCTAATACGCCGTTATAATTATCTAGAACGTGATAAGGTACTTCGTGATTATAATAATTCAACAGCTGTGAATCATTTGCATGAAATCCACTATAGGACATAATGTAATCTGGACGTTTACCAAACACTTGCTCCATTGCAATTGTTTCTCCACCAATTAGTGGTATAATACTTGCGAAATTATACGAAGAACTCATCTAATACACCTTCACTCTTTCTGCTATTTAAACATTTTTTCCATTGAACCGTCATCATTAGTTTTTTCTGACCTTTCCATGGCCCTGACGGAACTTCTTTTTCTTTTAATTTTACGATCCCTGGCCACATTTCAGCGATCTTTCTTTGAGACTCATTGTGATTCTCAACAGTTCGATAAACTTGACAGCCACCCTTTGCACTTGTTTCAGACGTACATAAACAATACTTTGAAAAGATTCTATTTTCATAACCTTTACTTAGCAATTGTAAATTAACATCAATGTCTTGCCCCATTGTTACGCGTGTCCATTCGATATCATCTGGAAGATTTGGCCCATCGTAAAAAACGATTTGCATGATTCTTTCATTCGACCGAACAGGATAACGGTTTGGCTCAGAAGTAGGTTTCATATTAGAAGCTAACATGCCAACATGAACAATTCCATTATCCATAAATTCATTCACTTCGCGGAATAATGTATCAAAGTCTTCATCAGTAAACTTTCTACTTACTCCATTTTTAAATCCCCATACTTCTTTTCCATCAATCATAACTGGCTCTTTATAGTGCCAAGCATGTGCATCATCATCCACAACTACATATCTTTCATCACCATAATTCTCTTGAATCCACTGCCGTGTTGGTGATAATTTATTTATCTCTTTGGGAAGACATGCAACTTGGTCTCCATAAATTGACTTCATCTCATCATACTCGTGTGCCTGTACAACAAAAATAACTTTGTCTTGATACTTTTTAGGCAACGAATTATATGTATGTTGCTCGTGAATCCTATTGAGTGTGGGAATCATTATTCTCATAGTTCTGTTTTACCTCTTTGCCAATTCATTTCATAGGGATTGTATTGATAAACCTCAACCCCAGCTTGTTCTAACATATCTTTTCCTGTCGTACAAGATGCTAACCAACGATCTGCAACCGTTTCGATACTTGGCATTACAACTCTTGTAACACCGCATTGTACAAGACCTTTCCAACATTCACCACATACTGGCAGACCT